TTAAATAATTTCTCCAGTGAACTCTTGTATGGCTTTCATTACTAACGTCATGAATGTCATAAAGTTCAACATCTCTTATATTTTTATTTATAATTTGTTTATCAGAAACTCCACCTGATTTAAATTTAAGATTTTTTGACCATTTTATTATTGAAGATATTTGTTCAACACCAAGAACATCGTCATAGACTTTAATATAACTATCTAATCCCATAAGGTTAGATACAATAAAAGAAATTTATTGTCAATTTATCTTATAATTCTAAAGGACTCCAACTTATCATACCTGGTTGAGATAAGACCCATTTATAAGGTGTAGTTGTAGGTATTTCAGTTATGCTATTAGGATCTAATGAATCTAAAGCTTCTATTACTGCTGTATTATTTTTATCAACTATTGCAGCCGCTGCTTTAGTGTCGTTTATAACATTTGTAAGTTCTTGTTTAGCTGTATCCAAAGTATATGGAGATAAAGTTTCAGGTGGTTCTACACCGTCAGGTCTTTGTCCCATTGTTAACTCATCGGCTAAAACTACATCGTCACCACTTAAAGTAGCAATTTTTGTTGTTTCAAAAACAGATGAATAATCTTCATCAGAAACTGATTTTGCTACAAGAGTAGGGTTACCAGCCATAAAGTTATCTTTTTTAGTGTCATCGTCTGTTATGTGACTTAAACTAGAATTTTCAAAAATAAACCATTTTGCCATTTAATTATCCTCCGTAAATTACCATAAAGCCGCCTTGTCCTGGGTTACCTGCTGGGCCATTATCCATTCCACCTGAAGACGCATTTCCGCCTGCTCCAAATCCACCTCCAACAATTACTCTAGCGTCAGCACTTGATGAATTTGTTGAATAACTAACAGTGCCTCCTGGAGCTTGAACTGTGCCTTGAGATCCTTGTGGATTTCCTGGTGCACCTGTTCCTGCGTTACAGTTAAACACAGTGTCTACTGAAGTTGCTCCTCCTGAACTTCCTGACGTTGGGGTTGTTCTTCCTGGAGGCCCTCCACCACCACCACCGCCAACTGCAAATGGTTGAGAGAAAGGAGCTGACACTGTTCCACTTACTACAGCAAACATTCCGTCACCGCCTCGGCCAGCTGTTCCACCTCCCCATCCTGAGCCTCGTGTTCCTGCTGCCCCGCCTCCGCCTGATACGGCATAAGCTAAAATTGTAGTTTGATTAGGCATAGAAAGAGTTCCACTCGATGGGCCGTTTTGAATATTTAAAGGTACTAATCCTCCACCTGCACTTCCAGCTGAAGCTGCATTAATTCTTCCTTGAGCATCTACTGTAATAGTTGCTAATTCATATGAGCCTGCTGTCACAGAAGTGTTTGAAAGTTTATCTGGAGTAATTGAGTCGTCTGCAATTTTGGCAGTTGTGATTTGAAGATCAGAAACTTTTGCAGTTACTATTTGATTATCAGAAATTTTTGCACTTGTTATAGCGTTGTCAGCAATTTGAGCTGTTGCTATAGTTCCAGAAATATTTGCTGCAGCAACAGTTCCACCAAGAGTGTCCAATGATATTTCATTTAAATTTGTTCCATCAGAATATGCTGCGTAAATTTTTGCTTGGTCACAAGTAAATCCAGTTCCTGATGCAGTTTTAATTGTTAAATTTGTTGGGTTTGTTATTGCTGTGACATCAAAAATATAAAATTTTTCTATGCTATCAGGAATGGTACAAACTGTACTAGCTGCAATAGATGCAGACGCAAATTTGATTACCATATTTCTAGCGTTAGAAATAGTTTTGTCTGTCATTGCTAAAGCTAAAGTTCCACCACTTGATAGTGTTACTTGTTCAAATCCTGCAATAGCTTGTTGAATAAGATTTAAGTTATTATTTGTATTATCACCCCATGTACCAGCGTTTTCGCCAGTTTGCATTAGTTCTAATTTTAGATCACTTGAAAAACTTGATGCCATTAAATTCTCCTTTTGTTTTTATTAGGCTGCAATATCAACTTCTGTCCATGTTACAGGGGTTCCAGTATCGACCTCAGCCCATGCTATAATATTAGGGGCAATAGTGCCGCTTGTCAATACTATGCCTGTAGGAACAACATTTGCATTTCCAGTAAGTGCAAC